TCACGTGCGACCACTCTCCCGAGGCGTGGAAGCGCAAGGAACGCGGCCTCTCCATCCGCCTCGAGGACGTCGACGTTGTCTGTCGCGCGTGCAACTCCCGACGCGGCCGAGCACGAACCAGGGGGGTAGGGGCGAACGAAAGTCAAGCGGGAGCCTATGACAAGTCAGAATGTGAGACACTATCTGAGAACGATTCTCGTCTAGGGGGTGCTGAGGCGTGAGAGCAGGCCCAAAGGGCAACATCGAGGCCGCGCCTCTCGACTTCACGGGCTGGACTACGGCTCGCGCTGAGCGTCGTATCCGGTTCGTCGACGAGTACGTCGTCACGCCGAAGGGTGTCGGTGCCCTCGAGCCGATGCGCTTTCGTCCGTGGCAGCGTGAGATTGTCGCCGGCGCGTTCGCTGACGGTATCCGCACGGCTCTCGTGTCTCTCCCCCGAGCGAACGGAAAGACGGCCCTCGCTGCGGCGCTCGCGGTCGCTGAGTTGTTCGTCGGCCCGCCGTCGGCTGAGGTGCTCGTCGTCGCCTCTGACCAGCGTCAGGCGAACATTGCCTTGCGTATGGCTAAGCGCATGATCGAGCTATCCCCTGAGTTGGCTGAGCGGGCGCAGGTATTCAGCGACAAGATCGTCGTCCCCCACAACGACGCAACGATGATCGCTCTCCCGGCCGATCCTGGCGCGCTTCATGGATGGGATCCTTCGCTGTTGATCGTGGACGAGTTGCACGTCGTCTCTGAGGCGGTCTGGGAGGCCGTGACGTCGGTGCAGGGCAAGCGGCCCGAGTCGACGACCCTGGCGATCTCCACGCCGAGCACGTCGCCTGACTGTGTGATGTGGCGTCTCATCGAGCACGGTCGCCGTGGTGACGATCCGGCGTTCTTCTTGCGTGAGTTCCAAGCGCCGGACGGGTGCGCCACCGATGACGAGGCGGCGTGGGCTGAGGCTAACCCTGCTCTCGATGACTTCCTGAGCCGTGACGGCCTCGCGTCCGCTCGTCGCACGCTGCGCGAGCCGGTGTTCCGTCAGCTGCGTCTCGGCCAGTGGGTCAGCGGGTCCGAGTCGTGGCTCCCGTTCGGTAGCTGGGATGCTCTCGCGGACACGGAACGGCGCGTGGAGAAGAAGGCCCGCGTTGTCCTCGCGTTCGATGGTTCCGCGTCGGGTGACTCGACGGCCCTGATTGGCTGCACGGTCGGGGACGACCCGCACCTGTTCGTCGAGGGCTTGTGGGAGAACCCCGGCGATCCTCGCTGGCGCGTTCCTCGTGCTGACGTGAGCAACGCCGTCGACGTCGCGTTCCAAAAGTACGACGTGCTCGAGCTCGCCGCTGACCCGTGGGGATGGAACTCGGAGATCGAGGCGTGGGCAGCGCGTCACGGCGAAAAGCGGGTGCTGATGTGGAACACGGCAGCCGCGAACCGTATGGCCCCTGCGACCGATCGTCTCTACACGGCGACGCAAGAGCAGACCGTCACGCACGACGGCAACAAGGACCTGGCCGCGCACGTCGCGCACTGCATCGCCAAGCGAACGCCGATGGGTGACCTCGTGAGCAAGGACAAGAAGGGCAGTCCCCGCAAGATCGACGCGGCTGTCGGAGCGATCATCGCGTTCGACCGGGCGTCATTCCACACCAACAAGCCGACCAAGAGAAGGGCTGTGAGTTTCCGATGAACACCACCACGATCAAGACCCTGAGCGAGAAGCTGGACACGACCGTCCCGAAGCTCGCTGAGCTCGACGCCTACTGGAGCGGACGGCAGCCCGCCGCGTTCCTGTCCACCGAGTCACGCGAGGCGCTGGGCGATCGCCTGCGGCGCGTGTCGGTGAACTTCCCCCGCCTCGCCGTCACGGCACTGTCTGAGCGCCTGGACCTGACCGGCTTTCGCACCGGTGGCGCGGACGCTGAGCCCGACGCTGACCTGTGGAACGTGTGGCGTCGCTGCGGGATGGAGGAAGCATCGGCGCAGGCTCACGTCGACGCTCTCGCCTACGGGCGTTCGTTCGTCATCGTGTGGGCTGATTCCGCCGGCGCTCCGGTTGTGACGGTCGAGAGTCCGCTGCAGGTGGCTGTGACGCGTGACCCGGCCTCGCGTGAGGTGACGGCCGCGCTCAAGCGGTGGATCGACGGCAGCACGGCGCGGGCTGTCCTGTACGAGCGCGACGCGATCTCGGTGCTCGTGCATCCGGGCACGATCGTTGACGCGGCCGCGATGCCTTCGACGGGCTGGACGGTCACCGAGACGATCCCGAACCCGCTCGGCGTCGTCCCGGTCGTCCCGGTCGTGAACCGTGGTCGCCTGCTCGACGTTGACGGCGTGTCGGAAATGGCCGACATTCTCGACCTGGCGGACGCGCTGAACAAGATCAACTCGGACATGCTTGTGACGTCTGAGTTCTACGCTCGCCCCCGCCGCTGGGCGACGGGCCTCGAGGTCATCGAGGACGAGAACGGTAACCCTGTTAAGCCGTTCTCCGCCGCTCTCGATGACGTGTGGCAGTCGGAGGCGGCGGACACGAAGTTCGGGCAGTTCGACGCCGCTCGTCTCGACGGGTACGCCGACGCGGCGGCGCTCATTACGCAGCAGATCGGCGCTCTCACCGGCCTGCCGCCGCACTACCTGGGACTCCATGGCGACCAGCCTGCGTCGGCGGATGCGATCCGTTCGGCTGAGGCTTCCCTTGTCGCGCGGGCGTACGCGCTGCACCGCACGTTCGGCACGGCGTGGGCGTCGGTCGCTCGTCTCATGCTCGCCGTCCGTGATGGTGTTGACCCTCGCACGCTGGACGTCGAGCCGATGTGGGCGAACCCCGAGACCCGCACACCCGCGCAGGCAGCGGACGCGGCCGCGAAGCTCGTCGGCGTCGGCGTGCCGCTGTCGGTCGTCCTGGCCGACACGCTCGGCATGAGCCCTGAGCAGGTGGAGCGGGTGCGCACCGCCCGCCGTGGTGACGCTCTCGACGCGGCTGCGGTCGACCTTGGGAAGCTGGCCGCGTCGTGACGTACCGCGAGCAGATTCGGGCGCTGGGCGAGCAGGCAGCCGAGCAGGTCACGGCGATCTTCACGTCGTGGCAAGAAGCACTGATCTCCACCGATGAAGCAGTCGACCTGTTGGCCGCTTTCATCGCGGGCGCGAACTCGAGGGCGGTCGCACTGGCCGACCTGTCTCTCGCGGCCACGCTCATGCAGCAGATGGGCGTCCCGGTGACGACGCTGGGCCTCGTCCCTGACGCGCGGGACGCCGCCCGCCTGCACAAGGCGGCACGAACGATCCTCGCCGTCCCTGACGTCACCCTCGAGCGCGTGCAACGCCTCGCCCGGGCTGAACCGCTCGACGCGGCGTCTACGGCGTTCAGTGAGGGAATCAAGAAGTCGCCGCACGTCACGGGATGGGTGCGTTCGGTATCCGGCTCCGGGTGCCAACTGTGCGATTGGTGGCGACGTGACGGGCAGGTGTGGCCCGCCGACCATCCGATGCCGACACACAAGGGCTGCACCTGCAGCCAAGTACCAGTTGAGAAGGGGAAAGCATGATCGAGGAACTCATGACCGAGACCGACGAGCGCGACACAGCAGGTGTCGCAAACGCGACACCTGAGACCGTCACCGAGGACGTCACCGGGGACGTCGCTGCGGCTGACGCCCCCGAGGATGACGCCGAGACGTTCCCCCGCGAGTACGTCGAGAAGCTGCGGAAGGAGAACGCCGACGCCCGCGTGAAGGCGAAGCGCGCCGACGACCTAGCCGCACGGCTGCACACGGCTCTCGTGGCCGCTACGGGCCGTCTCGCGGACCCGTCCGACCTCGAGTTCGATGACGCTCACCTCGACGACCCGGACGCGCTGAATGCGGCCGTCGATGCCCTTCTCGCCCGCAAGCCTCACCTCGCGTCACGTCGCCCGGTTGGCTCAATCGGGCAGGGTGCGACGGCTCCTGCCGATAGCGTCAGCCTCGCCGGGATCCTCCGGCACAACGCGCAGTGAGAGGAACGAGCATGTCAAGTTACGAGAACATCTACGAGATTCTGAACGGCGGCGCCAGCAAGGGATACATCGGATTCGAAATCGACAAGCTCACGGTTGATCAGCGGATCGCCGCAGCCAACGTCGTGGCACTGGCCGCGATTGCTGAGAATCTGGACAAGATCGCAGAACACGGTATCGGACAGTCCGAGCGTCGGTAGTTGAGAACGATTCTCATATTGTGAGATAGTAAGGGGGACGGGCCTGGCGCTCGTCCCCCTCACTATTGGGCCTGGCGTCCAGCGTGATCGAAACCCGATTCTCACGTAGTAGGAGCCCCACCATGGCTGAGTCCACCACCAACGCATCCGAGCTCACCCGCGAGCAGGTGCAGACCGTCCTCGTCAAGCCGCTCGAAACCGCGTCCATCTTCCTCGCCGCCGGTCCGCGCATCTTCGACTCGGCGTCGCCCGTCCGCATCCCCAAGCTCGGCAGCGCGACCAACCCCGACTGGATCGGCGAGAACGAGCAGATCACCGAGAAGGACGTCGACTTCGACGAGATCCAGCTGTTGCCCTCGACCATGAAGTCCGTCAAGGTCATCACGCGCTACTCGAACGAGCTCGCCCGTCAGTCCGTCGTCTCCCTCGACGCGGCGCTGCAGGAACGTCTCGTCACGGACGTCGCGTCCAAGATCGACACGCAGCTGCTCTCGGCCGGCGGTGACGGCGTCACGACCCCCAAGGGCCTGTTCGCCTACAGCGGCGTGCAGAACGTCGCCGTCGGCGGCGCGCTCACCCTCGACGTCCTGCTCGACGCCTGGGGCAAGGCTCTCAGCGCGAACGTGAACATGACCGCGCTCAAGTGGGTCATGACTCCGCGTGAGTTCGTCGGCCTGCGCAAGCTCAAGGACGGTGACGGCCGCTACATGATGCAGCCCGACCCGACGCTCGACGGCGTTTTCCGCCTGTTCGGTGCCCCCGTCGTCGTCTCCGGTCGCGTGCCGGACACGAGCGGTTCGTCGCCCACGGGCCGCGCCGCGCTCGTCGACTTCTCCCAGATCGCCGTTGCCCGCGACGTCGCCCCGAGCGTGAAGATCCTCACCGAGCGTTACGCCGACTTCGACCAGCAGGCGATCCGTGTTGTCGCTCGCTACGACGCGGCACCGATGAACCCGCAGGCGATCGTCACGCTCACGGGCATCACCCCGGCCTGATGGTCACCGGCCAGGATGTGGCCGACTTCCTCGGCCAGGGCGACGACACCGAGCTCGTCGCCCTGGCGGGGCAGTCCGTCACGATCATCACCGCGCTGGCGCGCTCGTACACGCGAGGCGGAGGTTTCAGCAACGGGAACCCTGCGGACGACCTCGCGGCCGTCATCACCACGGCGACCGCTCGTCTCGTCGCGAATCCGGAGCAGTTGCGCGTCACGGTCGGTGGCGTGCAGACGGACGGCTTTCAAGGGTGGACCCTGGCCGAACTGTTCGTGCTGAACCGCTACCGCAGGCGCACGCGATGATCTTTCACACGAAGGTCACGACGACGGTTCCGGGTGGCCCATCGGGTGAATACGACGACTTCGGTAACGAGATCGTGCTACCGCCGCGGTCTGTCACCTTCCGGGGCGAGCTTCGGCCCCTGAGCGGCGCTGAGACCGACAACGGCACCCGCGATCAGGTCGTCACCCGGTTCCGCCTGTTCTACCCGCGCAACCTGACGATGACGGCCACCAGCACCGTCACGGTCGCCGGCGTCGAGTACAAGGTCGTCGGTGAGCCCGAGCCGCACAGCATCGGTGGACGACTCCACCATTACGAGGTGCTGCTCGAGCGCATCACCGGCTAGCAGACCGGGTGCGCGGGGCATCGCGCAGGTGTCAGCGCACGTCGACAAAAGTGGACAAATATCGACAAAAGTCGACATGCCCGTTACCTTTCGGCGGGCGGGCGGTCCTCAATCAGTCCTCAATCGCGTCGAAACGCGTCAGCTCGCCACGACACCAGGTGACGCATATTCCCCGCAATCCCGGCGAATCCTGACTTTTCGTGACACAGGCCGACACCCCCCGGAAAGTCCGAGATGTACTACGACATCTGAGCCTGGGAGGCAAAGGCCGAGCGGGTTCAGATGTCGGAGAAAAAATGGTCATCTGAACCACCTC